TAGGTTTATTATATTCAATAGGCATGGTGTATGTAGTATCTTTCATAGTAGGCTTTTTGTATTTAGTAGGCTTTTTTTTGTATTTAGTAGGCATTGTAGTTGTTATATCATCTTTATTTATGGGCATAGTGGTTGTGGATGTAGTAGTTGTATCTTCCATAGTTGGCATGGTGGTTGTGGATGTAGTAGTTGTTTCTTCCATAGTAGGCATGGTGGTTGTGGATGTAGTAGTTTCTTCCATAGTAGGCATGGTGGTTGTGGATGTAGTAGTTTCTTCCATTGTAGGCATGGTGGATGTAGTTGTTGTATCTTCCATAGAAGGCATTGTGTATGTATCAGGCATAGTGGTTGTTGAAGTATCCTCCATAGAAGGCATTGTGTATGTATCAGGCATGGTGGTCATGGTTGTTTCAGCTTGGCTAGAAGGCGGTATATATTGGGATTCCAGCGGCATTCCATCAGTATACGATAACTCATCCTGTGTAAGTAAACTGTTCTTATTCTTATTTTCCCATTTGAATAAATACTTATCTACTACACCCTGTGTAGTAGTTGCAATTGTTGACTCATCCTGAAACGGTTCATGAAGAACTGCCATACCGTATTCATTGGTGTTACACGTTTGGACCTGGAACCCTTCTTGTCCAAGACTGCTCATAAAGTAATCCTGTAACCTAGCGAATTTATCAAATGAATATGAGTTCGGAGATAGGAAATTAGCGGACATGATACTTATTGCAAATATATGATACTTGTCACGTAATATTTACATAATAACGCATAAATAAAAAATCAATTAAAAATCCAACCAACTAGGGTCTAGCCAAGTTACCAGCCTTCCAGTTCATCATCAGTTAACTCCTCAATCTGTAATCCACCGTGTGTTGGCACTTGTTGTTGACGGCGGCTAGGTGTCATATCCATTTCTTGAAGCCCGAGTTCATTCTCAATATCTGATTCGGGCTCTTCATGTGTATGGCTATGGCTATGTCCATGACCACCGCTCAGGTCGAGTTCCTCTAGCCCAAGGTCTTCATCCTCTGATTCAGGTTCTTCATGTTCGCCATCGCTCATTGTAACTTCCTCCAGGCCAAGGTCGCCAATTTCCAATTCTGTTTCGTCTAGAGAATCACCGCCTTCTTCTGACCCGGATTCATCTTCCGATTCGTCTTCACTTAACTCCAGTTCTTCATCAGTAAGCTCATCGACTTCAAAGCCAGGTTGTTCACCATATGTTTCACCGTCAAGTTCCTCTTCTTCGCCCCCTAGTTCGCTATCGGCACCTATACCGACATCTTCCAACCCTTCAATTTCGCCGAGGTCAACTTCACCATCACTTTCCCCGGATTCCTCATTTTCCTCGCCTTCCTCTTCTCCGTCTTCTTCACCGCTAAATTCCAGGTCACTACCTTCTTCTTCATCTTCGGCTTGATGCTCATCCTGGAAGAAATAACCAGTTGGGAGCTTGGGTGCTTCACTGACCTGGGTTATTTTAATCTTATGGCAATCAAGGTCACCACAGAAGGTCTGTTGTTGGAACCGTATGCCGACCTTTTCCACTATACAAGCAATTTCGCACCCGGGCTGGATACGGCTGTATTCGACCAGACGGCGATTGGCATCATAGACTTCGACTGTGGGTTTACCACGGTATGCAGGGATATTCAGACGGAGAATCGGGTCTTCACCACCACTGCGGAATATGATACACGATTTGTATTTCTCCTGGGCCAGTTCGTGTGATATCTGGGACCCAAACCATTCAACACTGTTATCCACTGTGACTTTAACGTTCTTCTCATCTTCTGCGATAAGGTATTCCATGAACGGACTGCTCATTGGGACAACAACATCGAGCTTGAATTCATTACCGAGCTTGTATATTTCGGTAAGGGTCCGAAGCTTGATTGTTTCAAAGAAATATGGAAACTTGTTTTTGTTATCGAGATTATAAAGACAAGTAGAGACGAGGCATTTAGCGTTTACGCGCTGTGGTTCCTGATATTCGTATTTAGCGCGATTAACGTTATTGAAGTCGAGAAGTTTAAAGTTGGTTGGTTGTTGCGACATGTTGGAATCCGTGTAGCCGGGCTGGTGCTTTACGATACTTATTATGATAACTTTCTTAATTTTATTTGTAACACAAACGCACTTCTCAGGGGTTTAGCCCCCCGAACCGACATTTCTCCTTTTGGTTACGACTGGCGTCGTAACCCTAATGAAGTAATGAAGGTTTGAGCGATTAAATTTCTAACTTGTCTGTTGGGGTAAGCAATGTTTGCCTTCGTTGGAGACGTAATACTTGCGTCAGCTCGGGGTATCCCCCGATGCTTCGCTTCATCCGGGGAGCGTAACCACGAGCTAAACACTTTAGAGACTTATGTCTCTAGGTCACATTTACTTTATTGCGGGCTCGGGGCGCGTAACCCTCGATAAGGAGAAATGTCGGTTCTGTGGCTAAACACCCGACTGATATGTTCGTTTGTAGGATATATATATAGTATGCTAGATTTGTAAAGTTAGTTACCTTATAGTAAAGTTTGTTCTGCGGGAAATGGAAATCAAAACCCTAGTGTCTGAATTAGTCACCAAAATAATAGCAGAAATCCTATTGCCGGAAAATAGCGACCGTATCCGGCTAGAAGTCATAGACCCATTCATACAATACATCATCAAACAAGTCTATCCATACCTTATTATGACCTGTATTATATTCATCCTTATGTTTATCTGTATCATATCTGTCTTGGTTATCCTGGTTGGTAAGTTTGATTCCCGGACGGTGGCAGCTAATCAGGGAGTTAAAAACTTGTAATATATTTAAATAGAGTTATTAGTTGCTATAGTTACCAGTTATTGGTTTGCGTTAAATGCCAAAAACAAAAAAACAGGTTATGCACTTGGCTAGAAGCAAAAAACAGGGGACGCATGTTAGAGAGGGAACAATATTAATCCTATTCCCAAATCAGTTATTCGCTGTTCCGGTATTAGAATCTTTATTAAGTGGGTCTAGCCAAGCATCCGGTGGACTCCGGGTTATCTTAGTAGAACATCCGCTATACTATGAACGTATGGCAGATAAGGTTAAGTTCAGTCAACTCAAATTAGTATATCATAGGGCAACAGTTATGTGCTATTCTGATTACCTTAGGGAAAATGGTGTAGCATGTTCGGTGGTAGCTGTCGATGAGTGTCTAGCCATGCATGATATCATACCATCGGTAATCAGGAAACATGTCAGCCGTGATAATAAAGCCGCGTATATAGACCCTATGGATACCGCTCTAACAGATGAGATTACAAAGTGTAATGGATTAACACGGCTAGAGTCACCACTTTTCATGCTATCATCCGGGGATTTGGCAGAATACGAAAAGACGCACAAAACCAACGGTCGGCTTATGCATTCAGTATTCTATACATGGCACCGCGATAAGTTAGGGATACTAGCTGGGAGTCGGACATATGACACAGAGAATAGGAGCCGGATGCCAATCGGTTTGGATGTCCCGGAACTACCCAAAGTTAAGGCAGGTCAAGTGCATATTGCGGAGGCTGTAAAGTATATTAAGGGGCATAAAAAATGGTCTAAACACCCCGGAGGCACACATTTGGATAATCAACTATTCCCATTGACACATGAAGAGTCCCGCCGGTGGCTAGACCGGTTTCTAGCCGAGCGCTTTGCTTTATTTGGCAAATATCAGGATAGTATTGCTGTTTCAAAAGATGGAGAGCCGCGTAATTTCTTATTCCATAGTTGCATTTCGCCCATGTTGAATATTGGCTTATTGACTCCCAGGGAGGTAATTGACCGGGTAGTGGAATTTAGAAAAGCACATACAGAAAAGATACCAATGGCAGCATATGAGGGCTTTATCCGGCAAATAATTGGATGGCGAGAATACCAGCGTTATATCTATGTGACCATTGGTGACAAAATCCGCAAGATGAACCATTTCGGGAATCAACGACGGTTAACACATGCATGGTATGATGGGACTACGGGTATCCAGCCAGTAGACGATGCTATCAAGATGGGATTCCGGGATGGGTATTTGCATCATATTTTACGCTTGATGGTTGTCGGAAATTTCATGAACTTAGTGGGTATACATCCTGATGATGCATATCGCTGGTTTATGGAATTCGCGCTGGATGCTTATGACTGGGTGATGGTAGGTAATGTGTATTCCATGGCCATGTGGGCAGACGGTGGTATGACTATGCGAAAACCTTATATTTCGTCTAGTAAGTATATATTGGATATGAGTAATTATCCGGTTAGGGGCGCGGAATGGCCCGAGAAGTGGAATGCCGTGTATCATCATTTTATTGACCGGAATGGCGATGCGTTATTAAAGACATATCATGCGGGGATTGTCCGAGCACTCAGACGTAAGATTACTTCTGTTGAAGTTAAGGAGGAATTGGCTCTAGCAAAGCGAGTTATAGAGTCGATTAGTGCATGAACACCCAGTGATTAAAATTGATTTTTTAAATATGTAATATGGATATTATACTACTATATACTAACTAGTTACTTGTGACTAACCGAAAATGGAAAACTTAATTAATGAACTGTATGCACGGCTAGAAGCCCATATGGTAGACACACATGATTCCTATATTGGGAACCCTAATGAAATCCGAGATGCTATAGCCCGCTTAGTAAGCATAGTTCAGCCAGGCGACTCAGTGAATCGATGCGTGGAATGCAAGATAGATATTGGCCAGATGAACCCTAGACAATATTGCGCAAAGACTCATTGTGCAAATGCGCCCTTCTCCGAATATTAACCCAAATTAACATCCCGGTTAATAAAAAATTGTTTTTTGCCATATATCAATAAACCGTCAGTTAATTAAAACGATTAGACACAACTCTAGGCTAGCTTATTATGACTCAACCAATAACAGATGCAAAACCAAAGATGCAAGGGCTAGATGGTCCTATGCTTAATATCCGCGAATTCAATAATATAGTAAATCGTCCGGTAAATCCGCCGCGGTTCATTACAGTGGATGGCCTAATTGGTGCAGGTAAAACCACACTTATTAACCTACTTATTAAGAAATATACCGAGACAGGAACCCGTGTGCATGCAATATATGAACCGGTGGATGTATGGCAGCAGGTAGGGGCTCTAGCCGAGTTCTACAAGGATATCCCGGCCAAGTGTTATGAATTCCAAACGTTTGTTTATATCACCCGTATACAACGTGTCATTAACGAAGTAATCGCGAATCCTACTGCCGATGTATACCTATTGGAACGTAGTGTGTTTACAGACCGCTATATATTCGTTGAACTACTACGTGAATTGATGGGCACTGTCCGGATAGAAATGTATGAAACCTGGTGGAATATGTGGTCTTCACTCTTGGATATCAAAATCACCAAATGGGTCCTCCTAGATACATCACTCAATGAAAGCCTTAACCGGATTTCCACACGTGCCCGTGGTGAAGAACACGGAATTACTACCGAATACCAGTCTAGTCTATTGGAGAAACATCGCGAATTCTTTAATCAGCTTAAAGCCGCAGGAGAATCGACATGTGTGATTCCGTCTGAGCTGATGGATGCCAATTTCCGTGAGGAGAATAGTGAGGTATTGGATAATATTGCCAATATGATTATTTCACCGGATTCTCAATCCCAGTCTGATAATTAACTCTGCTTGGCTCTAGCTACGTTTATTTTTGGTTGGATAGATATTTTTAATAAGTAAGCAATATTATTACCTACCGTATATTATTCTTGGCTAGAATGACTGATACACTACACCTGACCACACCTGTAACCCTACAGGAATTTAGCCCTGCTACCATGCAAACTGCGCGGTCATCTGTAATAATTGGCAAACGCAATACTGGTAAAACTACATTAATTAAAGACCTTATTTCTAAGACATGCGCGGATATACCACATGGAACTATTATAACACCTACAGACAAGCTGTTATATGAAGGAGTGGTGCCTGCCGAACAACTACATGAATCATATAGTGCGGACACAGTGCTAGAAGTCTTAAAACGCCAAACCAATATTGAAATTGAAGACCGACGGGCATATTTCGTATTGGATAACTGTATGTATGATACCTCATGGACTAAAGACCCAATGTTATTGAGTTTAGTATTATTTACACAATCCTATCATCTTACGGTGTTCTTGTCTATGGCTTATGCTCTAGCCATGCAACCAACGATGCGTGATAATATTGATTATGTGTTCATATTCAGGGAGCCTATAGAACAAAACCGGAAGCGTTTATATGAATTTTATGGCGGTATGTTCCCGAGTTATGACGTTTTCTGTGCAGTTTTGGATGCTTACACCATCGACCACACTTGTTTAGTGATTGATAACACCACCCAATCCACGCGGCTAAAAGACCGGGTATTTTACTACAAAGCGTCCACCTAATTAAGCAGCGCGCGTTTATTTTTTGTGTGTTCGGTATCAATATAAATTAAAATCGCATAATATACTATAATATATAACCCAATTTAATAATCCAGCTTAAAGGATTTCCAAATGGCAATTAATCTTAAGAAATTCGACCCGTCCCGTATAGCAAAAGGTAGTGTAGTGGTGCTTATCGGTAAGCGTAATACCGGTAAAAGTTTTATGGTCCGCGATTTACTCTACTATAAACGTGACATCCCAGTAGGGACTGTTATTAGTGCGTCCGAGAGTGCCAATTGCTTCTATGGCGATATGATGCCTAACCTCTTTATTCATGATGCTTTCAACCCAGAAATAGTGAACTCACTGGTAAAGCGTCAGACCCTAGTTGTAAAAAAGTTGAATATGGAAGAAAAGCAGTATGGCCGCAGTAATATTGACCCATGGGCATTCCTTATACTCGATGACCTTATGTATGATACATCCTGGTTAAAGGACGAGAAAATCCGTATGTTATTCATGAATGGCCGCCACTATAAAATTCTGTTCTTGATCACTATGCAGTATTCGCTGGGTATTCCGCCCCCACTCCGGTCCAATGTGGACTATATATTCATCTTACGTGAGAATATCGTATCTAACCGTAAGAGGCTTTATGAGCACTATGCCGGTATGTTTCCCACATTCGAGATATTCTGTCAGGTAATGGACCAATGCACAGAGAACTTCGAATGCCTGGTGATTGATAATACCACTAAGTCCAACCGGATTGAAGATATGGTTTATTGGTATAAAGCTGATGACCATGACACATTTAAGATAGGCGCACCGGCATTTTGGGAATACCATAGTAATAACTTTAGTAATTCGGCGACGGAACACGAACCGGATTTAGTGGAAGCCGCCGCTGCCAAACGCAAGAAGAATAGTTTACAGGTTAACGTGAAGAAAACGTATTAATTCCATAATTTAAAATTATTTATTCGTTTTTAAATTTAATACCTTAACCCACGGCTAGACCCTCTCTGTATATACTCCATGACTGATTCAATAACAAGTTCCCTAATCGGTCAAACTCCGTTGCTTAACGCTAGTGGATGTATGTGTGATACGAAAGCCAAACTCACTGTCCTTCACACCGAGTCTCTAGCCAGTGGCATATGTTCTAAATCGGCAACTCCGAAACATAGACCAGGAAACCCTGACCCTCGTTACTGGGAATCACCCAGCGGAGAACTAACCATAAACTCAATGGGTCTACCTAATCTTGGAATAGAATACTATCTTGATTGGTATAAATCACTTGGTCATCCAGTAAAGGGCGGAAAATGGCGATGTGTGAGTATAGCCGGGCTTACTCTAGAAGATAACCTATCTATGCTTGGTCTGATCTATAACCCGCTCCATGGATATTATCAATATATAGACGCTATTGAATGGAATCTGAGCTGTCCCAACCTAAGCTGTCATGGTATCCTAGCATATGACTTCCCGGCCATGGACACATACCTACAACGGCTAGAATCCAATATACACAAGCTGGCAAACCCGCTCAATCATAAACTAACCCATATACTCAAACTTCCACCCTATTTTGAACCACACCACTTTACACAGGTTGCGGCATGCATTCGTAAGTATCCAGTATTCAGAGCAGTAAATACGGTGAATTCCATACCTAACGGGTTAGTAATTGACCCTATTACAGAGACTACAGTTATTTATCCTAAGAATGGCTTCGGTGGGATTGGTGGCTCGGTTATCAAGCCGACGGCTCTAGCCAATGTCCGAGGTCTTTATTTGGCGTTTAATAATCCGGATGTGTCGATAGGCGGCAGCCAGAAAATAATTATCATAGGGACGGGTGGTATCGTTAGTGGGTTAGATGTGTTCGAGTTTATACTTTGCGGTGCCGATTTGGTATCTATTGGTTCTCAGTTAATGATGGAAGGTCCTGACTGTTTCGCGCGGATTAACCAGGAACTATGCGAAATCATGCAGGAAAAAGGCTATACCGGACTTGATGACTTCCGAGGCAAACTGAAAACCGCCACCTCGCATGAATGACTATGAATTAATGAGCATAAAGCCCGTTCACTGTCGGGAAAATTGTTTTTTTGGATAAGTAATCTCGATTATACAATTCGTAATACGATTATCGTTATTTACTGCCATACAATCTAT